TGGCATCCTCTTTATTCCAAGATCTTTTTGTATAATTTTCTATCTCATATCTACCTGCTTGTTGAACAATACCTCTGTCATCAATAGGAACATTATTAAGATAATTTCTATAATCATCTATTATCTTATTAACAGCATCACCTACACTTAGATTAAAGTAATACTGAACAAATAATATCTTGTTACCTCCTTTACCAGAAGAGAAATCATTAAACATGTACTCATTATTTGATACATATATCACAAAGCTTGGAGTCTTTTCTGTAGGATTAAACAAAGACTTTATTTTCTCTGTCTGTCCTGTAAGTTTTACAGAAAGTTTGCAGTAATATTCAAATACCCAATAACTAGGTACATCGTGTGCAGAAGTAACTAAATTTTTAGTTGTAATCATAAGTATAAAGATAAAAAAGGGGGAGCTACTAACTCCCCCTAATCATCATAAAATTAAATTATAAATCAAAGTCAGATCCCACAGAGGAAGATGTTGTTACAGAATCATTGTTTCCAAATGACTCTACAGCATCAACTTTCTTTCTCTTAATGTGAAGATCCTCACTGAACTTAACTAGCTTACTGTTTTCTTCAGCAACATCTAATCTTTCCATACTAACATTACCTTTTCCTGGACGTACCAAGAATAGATCATACTTTGAATAGTTGTCTTTGAAGTACTCACGGCCACCCAATGTCATTTTGATAAACACATCTTTGAAGGGAGCATCGTTATTAAAAGCTTCTACATACTCAGCAATAGTCTCGTGCTTATTATTGTTAGCTTCCATCCATGTTAGAGAGTTAGTTACTCTGCTAATGTTTTGTACAGCCTTTAGAATTTCTAAATCACGCATAACTTTGATGCCACTTTTAGTAACACCATCTTTGTAAGCATACTCATTAGTTTTAACACGACCTACTTGACCAAGATATCTACCTGCATCAGGATTATCTTTATCAATATAGAAACCTTCAAAGTCATCACCCATAGGCTCAGACTCTACGTTAAGATGTAAGAAGAAAGCTTCTGAATCAAATGGAGAAACATCCAATTTAATAGAAGTAATCTTACACACATGTGTTCCTGTGCTTAATGTTTTAGGTACGCTTGGTCCTTTGTCTTGCAATAATGCATCTGTTGAAATCATCTTTTTACTTTTTTAAATTAATCAATATAAATTTTATCCCAGTGGGTTTTGATGTTACCTTGTTCATCAACCTCTGATATCACAATCTCTTGGTTAGTTAGGTGTGCCGGCCTAGCTCCACAAGAAACTTGATCTGAAGTTTTAAAACTTAGTATGTTTTGTTTACCTTTTCTGAATAGGTATCCTATAGAATCAGAGTCTGAACAAGTAGTTCTTTTAATCTTACCTGTTAGATCTAAGTCCATAGAACTAAAATCACTACCATTCTTTTCTAGAAGAGTGTCCTTCACGTGACCTACCAAAATAACTCTTGGTGCCCAGGTCTTAATATAGGAAACAACTTTACTGAATGCATCCCTTAACCAGGGATATCCAGCACCATTAGGTAAGTTAAGTATTGTTCCATACTTAGGCTTACCTTCTGAGAACCAGTTCTTACCCATACTAGACTTTGAATATAAAGTCTCCGCATAAGATACACACATCTCTTCCAATGCTGTAATGGTGTCTACAGCTATGTAACTATAAGGATTACCGGCTGCTTTGATAGCCTCTCCTATTTGCTTAATATCATCAACTGATTTAGCTTTTACTTTTAAAGCTTCAACATAATCAGAACCATCTTCTAAATCTAGAATAAGGCAGTTGTCTAGTTGAGATAATAAAGTTGTCTTGCCTGTCTTAGGCTTACTAAAAATAATCAAGTTCTTAGGACTCGTGTGAGAAGCCGGAACTTTTGCTGTAGGTAATTTGATTTCCATTTTTATTTTAATAAATCATTCAACCACTGCTTTGTACTAACAGGTTTCTGTAGTAGTATAGCAGCAAGGTCTCTAATAGTCATTTCTGATATAGGTGCATCACTTAATTCAAGATCTTCTATAGATAACTGTGTTGTAAAAGGAGCAGTTGTTTTAGGTACCTTAACTTTTACTAGTTCCCCAACAGGAACCAAGTATCTCAATGGACCATTATCTAAACCTTCTGTGTTATCATATTCCTCTTCCCAATGGGGATTATAATTCCATTTCCAAAGAGTTCTATCAGGATCTTCTGAATCACAATTGCTTCCTACAAATTCAGTGTAGATATCTACACCTCTTCTTAACTCACTGACAAAGAATGCCATATGAGGATCATCTTTTCCATCTGGTCTATACGCAAGCTTAGGATAGAATAATGCATCAGGTTCCCCTAGTGCATCAAATACAGGCTGATGTTCTTTACGCAGCTCTGCAACCTTTGCTTTACGCTCTTCACCAGATATGTACTTACTAGTGTTAATCATAAATTATTGTTTTATTCTTTTTTCTTGTTGTGGTGGGGTAGTTATTTCTACAATCTTCATCTTTTCAAACTGAGCTCTAAAGAAACTCATGCGAGTATCACCATTACGGCATTTCAAGAAGTGCATAACTAGGATCTTGTCATCATCAATGATGTACTTATCAGGACCATAGTATCTAATCTTCTGTTTGCCCGGTCTATTTATACCAATTAAGGTATCCGCATGTTGCAATAGAGCATCAGCACCAAAGATGTCTGACTCTAAAATATAATTACCATACTTACCATCTTCATTTCTTTCAGGATTATCAATACCTCTATTCAACTGAGTGAGAATAATAAAAGCTATAGGATACTTACGTTTAAGTTCTGTAATAGCTTCACCCAGAGAATATAAAGTATCAAACTTATCCTTTTCAAATGGTGCTTTCTTTAATAATAAAGAGTGATCTAAGGTGACAATAGTCTTCTTAAATTCATATTGACCATCATCATTCTTTACTGCGTGAGTATTCATGTAGTCTGTAACAGTCTGTTTGAGTTCACTTACAGTAATAGGTTCTTCAACAATGTCTATAGGGAAACGCACCTGCTCTTTAGCATATGCGTAACACGTTGCTAGATCTTGCTCACTTAATTTGCCATCAGCACTGCACAAGTACTTGTAAGATTTACCTAGTACACTAGAGTACTGTCTTATGGCAGAGGTTCTAGCTAGCATCTCAAACTGAAATTCTAGCACCCTGAATTCTATATCAGGGTTAAGTGTAAAAGCCTCTCTGATAATTTGATCCTTGATTAAAGTTTTCCCGCTACCAGGTCTACCGCCTATAACAGTCATTGAGTGCCATTCAAGACCGTCTGTTGTAGCATCATTAAACTTTACCCAAGGTGTCTTTATACTCTTTATGATGCCATCCATTCTACCTTTCAGGTAGTGTAAGGAGTCAATATACCCCTGTCTCTGATCTTTCCAAAGAGTTTGTTTAGACATTTATAAGTTGGTTTGTTAAGATTGCAAGGCTACCTTGCTGTTTACAAATTTAAAAACTTTGTGCCCTAAAAGCAAAAGAAATTCAATAAAAAAATACTCCCAAAAATCTATTGGGAATAGTACAAAATCTATAATTCTCCAGCATACTAGCGAGAGAGTTATGGATGTTAATAGTCCGATAATTATTCTATTCATTATACAACTTTTTCTGAAAAATGATTACTGTCTTCACCTGTATAACCTGTAAGAACGAGCTCACAATAGTTTGCTAACTCAGAATCCCAGGTCTTATCTACATTATTCTTTCTAATAAAGTATTGAGAGTTTCTCATATAGAGATAGTTCTTAGTCTCATACTCATCAACATACATTTTGGTAGCCTCTATTATAGTCTCCCATTTGTAATCATAATTCTTAAGGAACCAAGTAAACCCATCTGCTACAGTCTTCTTATTTACTCTAGCTGGTTTACCGGACGGAAGTTTACCTCTAGGAAATACATCAAGGTACTCTTCTACATCAAAAGTTTTATTGTTCACCTTACCATTAGGTACTTCTTTAGACATATTATCTAGAAAGTCAGAAGCTTTTGCTAAGAGTTTATACTCCTCATCCACCCACTGTTCATTCTGTAACTGTCTGAGTTCCAAAGAGTTATTAATGTGTTTAGGTTTTCTTTTCATATGAATAGACCATAACACATAATACTGGTTTGGTGTAAGATTATTATCTTCAATGTGCTCAAAAAACTGTAACATGTCCATAGCTTATAATTTAATCAAGATGTTCTAGATAATCACCATTAGGATACTTTTTCATACGTTTGATAAACTCCTTGTATACTTTACGGTACTCTATATTATTATATGTCAAGGCATCCTCAACAGTTTTCTTAGAGTGACCTACGGTACATCTATCTCGCATGATTTCTTTTGCAATCTTCTCCTCGTTATAACCCATCTGACTAGCAAAATAACAAAGCATTTGCCTAGGTACAACATACTGTCTTTGTCTAGAATTCTTTCTTGCACTTAAGCATTTAGGTTCTATGTCTAGAGCAATGTCAACAAGATCAGAAAGAGACAAAGAAAAATTCTGAAATACTTCATAGTAAGACAGCTTCCTTCCGTCTAGTACCTGACTTAGTGCTTTTTCTACATTTGCTTGAAATGTTATTATTGCTGTGTTCAGGTGCTGGTTCAGTATTAATACTGCTTTCTCCAGTTGTTTCTTCTGTTTCTCTGCTTTCGTCATATAATCTTGTGTGTTTAGATTCTATTGCAAAATGTTCTACTTGATTAAGTTTTCTTCTAAAAGAATTAACTATATCTTCTATACCTGTCATTTTAATATCTGCATCAGACAGTGCATCATGTAAACACTTTCTTTTAAACATTCCTCGATGACTGTTTACAGAGAATTCAACTTCACCATACTTGGTAAGTTGTGCATATACAGTCACTGTTACTTTTTCTACCATTGGATCTTAGGTTGATTTAAGTTTTCTAATTGATTATTTATCTTATTCCATAGGTCTTCACAATCCCAAGGTTTCTTTTCATAAGCTGCACTAGCAGGATGTGAAACTAAAATCTTGAGACTATTCCCAGGTACCAGATCAGCATACTCTTGTGCCTTCTTACCCATAAAAACATAGATTATATCTTGTTTGTTCCATATCAAAGAATCAATAACTGAAACTATGAATGGAGACCACAATAGATAATGACTACCAGGTTTGAATACTGTAGTAGTAAGAGCACTGTTAAGTAATAAGACTCCTTGATCAGACCATCTTTTTAAATCCGGATCACCTTGATATCCAGGGATACAGGTATCTTTAATAGAGTCAAAGATTAATCTCAAGGATGCTTCAGGTTTTCCTTTCTTACTACAACTAAATGCAATACCATCTGGTACTTCAGGATAAGGATAAGGATCTTGACCTATAATAACCACACGGGTGTTATCAAAAGAACATACTTCAAATGCTCTAAATACATCTTTCATCTGGGGTACAAACCTTTTGTTATCTCGTGCCTCATCTAAAAGTCTTTCTAGAATCTTATCCATATCACTACTAAGAACAAAAGTTTTAAGGTTGTCACCCCATCCTGACTCTTTAAGCTTAGTATATAATTTTTCTTTTACTTGTTGTAAGTTTACATTTTCTAGCATAAGTTTGTGTAAAATATTGTTTATGAGTGAAGAGAAAAAAGAACCTACTATTATAGAAAGAGAAGTACTAAAGGAAAACACAGTTATTAAACTAGAGATTCCTGTTGATTACTACTTCAGACTAAACCAATTTTTGTTTGAGTTCTTTCCTTTTAGAGATGCTAATCACTTAGCTGAGATAGTTGCTAAAATTGGAGAAGGTAAAGATGAAACTGATGTAGAAGCATACCACTTTAGAACTTTGTTATCTCTTCAGTTACTAATAGAGGATGCTGCTAAACAACAGGGTCAAACAGAAATGGTTAAGATAGATGCTGAAAAAGGAGAGCGGATT